CTTCAATTTCTGCCGACATGGCTACTGCATCGGTTCAATTGTTTAATGGGTCTATTGTGGATACCGATACAGCACTTGTTTGGGGACCTATTGATACCACAGATTATCAAAATAATATTGAGGGATTATCTGCAGTTACAAATAGTTATGGTGTTAATGACTTGGCATTGAGTGGTATTACTTATTGTGATAGAACAAACGATGCTTGGTATTTCGGAGCGTTTTCGTTGATTAGTGGAGATACTTACTCAGGTATATCATTTTACGCAACCGTAACGGATACTACTCCAACTTTTACATTTGGGGGTGATTATTACACCTTTACAGGTACTGCTGTTTCAGATTACAATAATGTTGTAATGGCAACTCTTCGTTCAAGAGGTATTAGTGAGTATACATCTACACAAAATGGAACACAATTCCAAGTAACTGGTGTTACTGATGCAGGTATTGATGCAGGACCAGTCTCGGCTATGACCTCAAATCCTCAAGCAACTTTTGCAATATCCGGTACTCAGTATAACGGTAATACATTTAATTTTGAAGTTTCTTTAAATGAAACATCTCAAAATTACATTAGTAAAGTTTTAGGTACTGGTAACTTCCAAAAAGAAAGAACCGATGTTCCATTGTTTGTAGAAGAAGCTTATGGTAATTTACTTTACTATGGTTATAACAAAGGGTTTATAAAAGGTTTAAATGTTAATTTTGTAACCCATGAAGAGGCTCAAAATAATGACTCAACTTCACTCGGTAACTATTTAGAAAGATACCAAACAGCGGTTTCTCCGTGGATTGTTTCCGAACTTCGTGGTAATACAATTTATCAACTTTTCAGATGTATTACAATTTCTGACGGTGATTCTGCAAACAGAGAAGTTAAAATTTCATTGGCAAACATGTCGTTTGGCAGTTTAACATTTGACCTTTTAGTTAGAGATTTTAATGATACTGACCAAAATCCAGTAGTTATTGAAAAGTACACTAATTGTAGTATGGACCCAAGTCAAAACAACTTCGTTGCTAAAAAAGTTGGTACATCTGACGGTACTTATCAAATCAATTCAAGATACATCATGTTGGATATGAACGAGGATGCTCCATCCGATGCAATTCCTTGCGGATTTGAAGGTTACTTGGTTAGAACTTATGATACAAACTTAGTAAAACCTGAAGTATTCCCAACATTAAAAACTAAATATTTCTACCCTGGTGAAGTTATTTGGAACCCTCCTTTTGGTACTTCAGTTGGGGACGACGCAACTATCAGCAATGGTGAAAACGTTAGAAGAACTTACTTAGGTTTCTCTGATAGTATTGGATGGGATAACGACTTCTTTAAGTATAAAGGAAAACAAACTCCTGATTCTTGGGCTTGTACAGAACAAGATTTTAACAACTGGGTTAAAATTACAAAAGGTTTCCACATGGATAGTGGAGCAACTGCCGTAACAATCTCTTCAATCTATTTGAACTCAGGTGAAACAGCATTTGAATGTGGTGTTACTTCATTCCAATCTGACCCATTTGATTCAAATGACCCATACTTCAGAACTTTTTCTCGTAAGTTTACAGTTCTTATGGCTGGTGGTTTTGATGGTTGGGATATCTATCGTGAGTACAGAACAAACGGAGATAACTTCCAATTAGGTAAGTCTCAATACCTTGCAGGTGCTAGAGCAGGTTGTCAACCTTATCCTAACGCAACAGGTTGGGGTATGTTCAGACAAATTAGAGTAGAAGATAATACATCTGATTACGCTAATACTGACTTCTACGCATACCGTATTGGTATTGAAACTCTTAACAATCCAGCTATTATTAACATTAACGTGTTGGCAACTCCTGGTATTGACTCAACTAACAACCTACAACTTGTAAACAATGCAATTAGTATGGTTGAAATTGACAGAGCTGACTCAATTTATGTGATGACAACTCCTGACTTTGATGTTTATCAACCTTCAACTTCTATGGATAACTTCATTTATCCACAAGATGCGGTGGATGATTTATCGTCACAAGATTTAGATTCTAACTACACTGTTACTTACTACCCATGGGTATTAACTCGTGATAGTGTATTCAATACTCAAATCTATATCCCACCAACTGCTGAAGTTTGTCGTAACTTGGCACTTACAGATAATATCTCATTCCCTTGGTTCGCGACTGCGGGTTACACAAGAGGTATTGTTAACTCAGTAAGAGCAAGACGTAGACTGACACAACTTGACAGAGACACTCTTTATCAAGGTAGAATTAACCCAATTGCAACTTTCAACGATGTTGGTACTGTAATTTGGGGTAATAAGACCCTTCAGTTAAGAGAAAGTCCTCTTGATAGAATTAACGTTAGAAGATTGTTGTTACAAGCTCGTAAGCTTATTTCAGCTGTTGCAATCAGATTACTCTTCGAACAAAACGACGCAGTAGTAAGACAACAGTTCTTGGATTCTGTAAACCCAATCTTGGATGCAATCAGAAGAGACAGAGGTATTACAGATTTCCGTGTAACTGTATCTAACAACCCTGAGGAGTTCGATTCTAACCAAATGTCAGGACGTATCTTCTTGAAGCCAACTAAGGCTCTTGAATTCATTGACATCGAGTTTATTATCACTCCACAAGGAGCAAGTTTCGAAAACTTATAATAGAA